GATCAAGCTCGTCAAGGAGCACATCTCCGAGGTTCACAAGAACAGTCAGAAGCTCGCTCAGGAGAAGAAGGACCGCATCAAGGACACGGCCGATCAGATCTCGCAGCTCATCGAGCAGAAGTTCGCCCTCGACAAGGAGATCGAGGACCTGACGTCGAGGATACTCGATCAGGAGAGCGTCGAGCGGCGCATCAAGAAGCTGTCGAACCTGCAGCACCAGCTCGAGGCAAAGATCGCGTCGCTCAAGGGCGACATCAACTTCCTCAACGACCACGAGAACTGCCCGACGTGTCGCCAGCACATCGCCGAGGACTTCCGCGCCGAGTCGATCCAGAAGAAGAGCGAGGACATCACCGAGGTCGACACCGGTCTTCAGAAGCTCGCGGACGAGTACGAGGCGGCCAACGCTCGACTCAAGGAGCTCATGGACGCCCAGTCGGCGATCAACAACAAGAAGTTCGAGCGACACCGCGTCCTGACCAAGGTCGACGGGCTCGAGGACTACTCTAACAAGCTCAGGGAGGAGCTCGATGCGATCAAGAAGACCGTGGAGAAGCCGGACACCGCAAAGCTCGACACGCTCAAGGTCGATCGTGAGAAGGTATCTCTGAGGCTCGCCGATCTCGAGGAGCAGACCCAGCTTCTAGGCGCTGCGTCCACACTGCTCAAGGACGGCGGCATCAAGTCCCGCATCATCAAGCAGTACATCCCGATCATCAACAAGCTCATCAACAAGTACCTCGCGGCGTTGGACTTCTTCGTGGAGTTCAACCTCGACGAGAACTTCAACGAGACAATCAAGTCGAGGTTCCGCGACGAGTTCAGCTACTCCTCGTTCTCCGAAGGTGAGAAGATGAGGATCAACCTCGCGATCCTCTTCACGTGGAGGGCCGTGGCAAAGCTCCGCAACTCGATCAACACCAACATCCTCATAATGGACGAGGTGTTCGACTCCTCGCTGGACTCGGGCGGTACCGAGGAGTTCATGAAGATCTTGAGCCAGTTGACAAATGACACAAACGTGTATATAATCTCTCATAAGACGGACCAGATCTCGGATAAGTTCGACAACGTGATCAGGTTCGAGAAGCACCGTAACTTCTCAAGGATGGTAGCGTGATGGAACTAGTATCAGGAAGCAACCCAATTCTAACCAGGGAGTGCGTGGAGTTCGACTTCGGCAACCCTCCTTTCGATCCGGTAGAGTTCGCCAAGGAGATCGTCAAGTTCATGCTCGAGAACAACGGCATAGGGCTCGCGGCGAATCAGGTAGGTGTTCCGTACCGCATCTTCGCGATGCGAGGTATGCCTCAGCACTTCGTATGCTTCAACCCTAAGATCGTAGGCTTCGGCGAGGAGGAGGTAGTACTCGAGGAGGGCTGCCTGTCTTATCCCGGCCTAGTCGTCAAGGTCAAGCGTCCTAAGAACATTCGAGTTCGATTTACCATGGCAAACGGAGAGGTCCGCACCGAGGTGTTCTACGGCATCACGTCACGCATCTTCCAACACGAGATGGACCACCTCAACGGCGTGGTGTTCTACAATCGAGCCGGCAGGTACCACCGCGAGCAGGCACTTAAGAAATACTACAAGATTCAAAAAAAGTAGTGTACTTTTGATCTCGATCATGATATAACTTCTATATAGATTATGGAGGTTCTATTGAATCATGACTCTGCAATTGTTGTTATGCCATCTCGATATATTGAAGACACTGGCGCTCTTTCCACAATGAATACACGTGCTAATTTTGTGAGTCCTGCCCTTCTGGGCTTTTGACAAGTTCTCTCTATGAGAAGCAGACTTTGGCTTCTTATAGTTCTCTTTGTTTGATTTTGGCTTTCTGAGTTTAGCTTTGACTTCTTCAGATCTAGGCACTCCCTTCAGAGCTTCTGATCTTGCAGTTTTAGCTTTCTCATAAAGTCTACCTGAAAATATCCGCTGTTGATAAGGATTGTTGACTGCCATCATGGCAAATGCATGCTTCAGCTTCCTGTTATCAGGATGCATTTTGCAGAGCAAGTGATGTACTAGGAAATGAGCTTTTGCAGGCAGAAGAACTATATTTGAATCTTCATTAGAACCACCAAGACATCTTGGCGTAATATGATGAAGTTCTCCTGATTGTGGCGGATTGTGAATAAAATGATGTATTATTTTATTGTATCTGGTATAATATATATTCATGGCTGGTCCTCCTGTTTAGGTCTAGAGTCTGTGGGTATTGGCGTACCGCGACAGACATCTTTATTTATCATGCATACTCCTACAGGAGGCGAAAATTAACATATTCTACGTAGACCCTGATCCCAAGGTTGCTGCCCAATCTCTAGTGGATAAACACTGTGTAAAGATGATCCTCGAGTCGGCGCAGCTGTTGTCGACCGCACACCGCGTGCTCGACGGCGAGCAGTACGTCGACGCCTCGAGCGGTCGTAAGATCAAGCGATGGAAGCTTCACGACAATCGCGAGAGCGTCATGTACTCGGCAACCCACGTCAACCACCCGTCGGCAATATGGTGCCGGACCTCCATCGAGAACTACCTGTGGCTCGTCGAGCACTTCTTCGGACTACTCGACGAGTACACGTACCGCTACGGCAAGAGGCACAAGTGCTTCGACATGGGCTACTACCTCCAGTCACCTCCTAAGAACCTCAAAGCTTACGACTGGACTCCCATGCCGTCGGCCATGGCTCCTGAGTACATCGTAGGCGACGACCCACTCGAGAACTATCGCAACTACTACAAGGTCGGCAAGGCGAGAATGCACAACTGGAAGAAGAGGAGCCCGCCCGAGTGGTTGACAAACTGAGGGAGGAGTGGTATGATACATATGATATACTCTATGAGTTACTTAATGAATCAAACGGAGACTTTACTATGAGTAAGGATTGGGTTAGGGACATCAAGAACATGCACGAGTACTACGGTGTTCACCCTGCGATCGATAGGATGGACGGTGAGACTCTGGCAAAGTTCCTTGAGTTCCGCATCAACTTCCTCAACGAGGAGCTCGACGAGCTTCGCAGTTCCAAGGATGCCGAGGACGTCGTCGACGCGCTGATCGACCTCTGTGTCGTCGCGATCGGAACACTGGACGCCTTCGACGTCGACTCGCACAAGGCTTGGGACGAGGTCCTCAAGGCCAACATGAACAAGCGGGGTGGGGTCAAGGAGTCCCGACCAAACCCACTCGGGCTTCCCGACCTCATCAAGCCGGAAGGCTGGAAGGCTCCGTCGCACGAGGGTAACCACGGGTTGTTCTCTAAGATTAAGTATTGACATTTGATCTAACTTGTGATACTATAATAGTATCTGAGGTAGGATATGATTATGTACAGTGATAGTGTGATGAAGGTCCTGACCACCCTCAACGAGGTTGTGGATGTTCGGGACCATGATGATGACTTCATGATGATGGTTAACACCAACTGGAAGACCGAGCAGAAGCGCCGTGGCAAGCGCTCCTTCGACGTCGTGAAGAAGAACACAGCCTGTGGCTTCGGTGCCGAGATAGCACTGCAGTCCACCGGCCTGTTCAAGGCGGCGGCTCCAATTACTGAGAACGCACAGGGTCTCAGCTTTGCCCAGCGTAAGAAGGACGTCGAGTGCGAGGGTAAGCTCGCCGAGGTCAAGACGATGAACGCTAAGTACCCTGTCTGGTACATCTCGGATGGGCAAGCCGAGTCGGTCATGTACTCGACTCGCTTCAACGACTACTTCCTCGTCGTGGCCTACGAGGAGATCCAGCCGCTCAAGTACCGCTACCGCCCTCGTTATCTTATTGACATTAAATCAATGCCGCGGTATATTGTAAAGGCCAACACCGGCTACAGCGAGTATAAGTTCGACCACACCAGTGCCATAAAGAATGGTCACTGCGTAGATCTATGGAGTGCAGCATGACGGACCGTGAATCAGTGAAAGTACTGCAGGAGTGCATCGACCTGCAGCGTAAGAAGTCCAACGACTATCAGAATCCTAACTCAAAGATCAAGCAGGCCGACTACTACCCGTCCGGCTGCCTGACCATCCTCGAGATCATGCACGCCAAGATGCTTCGCATGCGCTCCGTCATGGAGGCGATGCAGAGTGATCCCGAGTACAAGCAGAACTTCGAGTCCCTCGAGGACTCGGCCAAGGACCTGATCAACTACGCCTCCTTCTTCGTGGCGTACTCCCGCGGTAAGGTCGACGGTCAGTCGTCCGATCGCGACTTCCTAAATCGCAAGAAGATCGACCAGATCAACAAGAAGATCGCTTCCGGTCCTACAGGCGCTCCAGGATTTGGCATCACCATCGGCTGCGAAGGACCGTTGAAATGAGTCAGAACTACGCGTTCACAGTCGACACCATCCGCCGAGTGTTCAAGGACATGCTCGAGCGCAAGGACTTCGTCACCGACAAGACCGGAGTCAAGATGCTCGAGATGATCGGCGCTCAGTTCCGTGCCAACGAGCCGGCCATCTTCGGCACTCCAAATCAGGACTACATCGATCGCGAGATCCAGTGGTACAAGTCGATGTCGCTCAACGTCAACGACATCCCAGGCGGTCCACCCGAGATCTGGAAGAAGGTCGCGGACCGCAACGGCTACATCAACAGCAACTACGGTCACTGCATCTGGTCCCATGGTAACTACAAGCAGTACGACCACGTGCTCGAGGAGCTCAAGAAGAACCCTGAGACCCGTCGCGCCGTCATGATCTACACTCGCCCGAACATGTGGCACGACTACAACCACGCAGGTCGATCAGACTTCATGTGCACCAACACGGTGCAGTACCTCATCCGCGACGAGAAGCTTCAGGTCGTAGTTCAGATGCGATCCAATGATGTAGTGTACGGATATAAGAACGACTGGGCATGGCAGAAGTACGTCCAGGCCGAGCTCGCCCACGCACTTGGTATGATGACAGGCGACATCTTCTGGCAGGTCGGCAGCCTCCACGTGTACGAAAGGCACTTTGATCTTGTCAAGTAAAACATGGCGATGGACGCAGAACTACCTCAACTTGGCCAAGCACATCTCGACCTGGTCCAAGGATCCTGGAACTAAGGTCGGCGCCGTGGCCGTCGGTAAGCAAGGTCAGATCCTTGCACAGGGTTACAATGGCTTCCCTCGCGGGGTCGACGACACCGACGCACGCCTTCAAAATCGTGATGTCAAGTATAAGTTCGTAGTCCATGCCGAGCAGAACTGCATATACAATGCCACACTTAATGGAACTAGTCTCAATAATGCGGACCTTTACGTTCATGGTCTTCCTGTTTGCTCTGAGTGCGCAAAGGGAATAATCCAGGTCGGTATCAAGCGCGTGTTCATCTGTCACCCTGCCGACATCGCTCCGATCTGGCAGGACGCCTATAAGTTCACGACGATGATGTTCAAGGAGGCCGAGGTCGAGGCAGTTCGCCTTGACTTTAACAGCGGTGAGGTCATCGACATTGTCTAAGGTTCTCGTCATTGGTATCAACCCTTCCGACTGGGTGCTCAAGCCGAACTGCACGACACACCGTCGCCTGCCCAAGTGGCTCGAGTTCATGGGCGTTAAGGATCACACCTTTATCAACTGCATCGGCGTTCCTGGAAAGTACCGGATGAAGGACGTTCGATACGATATGGTCAAGGAGTACTCCGAGCAGCACGACAAGGTGATCGCACTAGGCAACTTCCCGTCCGCCGTCCTGAGAAAATTATCTGTAGACCACTTCACCCTACCGCATCCTTCTGGGCTAAATAGAAAACTAAACGACAAAGACTATGAATTGAAGATGCTTCAGGAGTGTGGTAAGTATGTTGCTGCGTAAGAGAGTTCTGGTAACCGGAGCCAACGGTTACATCGGGTCACACGTCGTCAAGCTCCTAGCCGAGCACGGATACAACATCACCGCGCTGTGCGGCGACTACTCACCCAACGACATCAGCAAGTACGTCGACACGATGCTCTGGAAGAGCGTGACCAGCGGTGCAGGCTGGTACAACAAGTTCGACACCATAGTTCACCTAGCCGCTAGGATCTCGGTCGAGGAGTCGGTAAAGGAGCCGATGGACTACTTCAGTGTCAACACGATGGGCACCGACTGGATGATCACCTACAACGAGCACGAGAACTTCGTGTTCGCATCGACGGCGGCAGCCTTCGATCCCGTGTCACCGTATGCGCTGTCAAAGCTCATGGCCGAGAGCGTCGTCAAGGCCAGGACCAAGAACTACACGATCTTCCGGTTCTTCAATGTCGCTGGCAATAACGGGATCTTCAGGCAGATGGGTAGGGCAACCCACCTCATCCGCATCGCCGCCGAGACCGCGGCGGGCAAGCGGGATAAGATGTTCGTCAACGGCACGGACTGGGACACTCCCGACGGCACGTGCATCAGGGACTACGTTCACGTAGAGGACATCGCCAACGCGATCCTCAGTGCCGTGATAACACCTAAGAACACGCCTTTCGAGTGCCTAGGTTCCGGCAAGGGGTACAGCAACCGCGAGGTCATAAATACAATGAAGCGAGTGAGTGGTGTTGACTTCACGGTTGAGGACGCACCTAGACGTGACGGTGACGCTGCAATAATCACGGTACCATCCGATAAGGTATCGGACTACATGAAGGTTACCGGAACACTCGAGGACATGTGCCTGAGTGCATACAAGATGGAGCTTAAAAAATGAGCAGGATTGCGGTCCTCCTCGGCCGTGGTGTCGAGGGGTGTGGCGTTACGAAGAACGCCGTAGAGTTCAAGAAGTACTACCCGAACAGCACGATTTTCGCAGTTTCTGATAAAAAATGGCCGCGCATTAACTCCATGGAGATTGATCGCGTTGACTTCGTGTGTGCGGAGGATGCCGAGATCGACAAGGTCATCACCGACATCAACGACAACTACGACGCCGTCGTGGTCTACTCGATCCCGTCGACCAAGCACGCGGAGAAGACCGCCGAGAACTTCGTCAGGTTGCTTCGCGCTATCAAGCTTCCCAAGTCGCTCGTTCAGGTCGACCACAACTCGGCATCGATAACGCGCAATGCCAAGCTCGATGAGGTCTGCGAGTCGATCGACCTGCTCATGACCCACTCGCTCAGCGGGGCGTTTGCAGGATGGTGCAAGAAGAACAACATCACGACACCGTTAACGACTATGGGTGTCGGCTTCGACTACGAGGCACACCGCAAGAAGTTCTGGCTTCCGGTAGACGAGCAGATCGACAAGTCGCTCAAGTGGATCGGTCGCTGCGCCCTGTGGAAGGGTCCTGTCGAGATTATCGACCTTCACAACAACTACCTCAGGGCTGAGGACTTCATCACGAGTCTCGAAGGACTCGAGGCGTCCGTGCAGTCGACCTTGATAACACACGTCGACGGCGCAACGCGACAGCAGAGACGAGACGTGCAGGAGTTCATCCGCGGTGCAAATCGCAGCAAGGCCAGGCAGCACTACAACAAGGAAGTTCCGGGCAGCGCACCCTACCTCTATCCGGACTACGTTCACGACGACTGCATGCGCAGGCTCGCGCTCAGCGCCTTCGGCTCCGACCTCTACCACCTGAAGCCGGAGTTCTACGGTAACAACATCGAGTACTGCCACGCCGAGGTCGTAGCGTCGGGTACCGTTCCGGTATTTCACAAGCACTTCGGTGATCACATCACTCACAACAAGACGGGCGACAAGGCGACCGCTAAGTTCTCAGGGACCATCTGGTACGATCCAAAGAACCCTAAGGACACCGCTGACACGATCGTCAAGCTCGCCGGTGATCGCGTGATGAGGTCCGACTGGCGCGAGCTGGCCTTCGAGTTCTGGAAAGACCACTCGGACGCAGGAAGCATCTACGACGACATCATTAAGAAGACGACCGGCGCGAAGAACAACGCGCGCGTAAAGGTCAGCAACCTCGAGGACTTCCTTGCATGAAACACGCCACAATAGTTCCGCTCATCGGAGGTGAGACACTCGGTCAGGAGCTCGCGTTTGGTACTCGACCTGAGTACCTCGTCTCCTACAGTGCGTTTCAAGGTAATGATCGACACATCGTCAATCACTACGGAGACGTCCCCTACTACCTCCTTGACAAAGGTGAGAAACCTGATACAAAGGTAGACGTGATAGGAACCGTCTGCCCGTGTGCGGGTCTGTCTCAGTTGTCGCACGGATTTGGTGATCACAACGAGAACAACAAGTGGATGATCGAGACGGCCAACTACGTCCTCGGCGAGCTCAGGCCTAAGGTGTTCTGGGGTGAGAACGCCCCAGGATTTGCCGGTAAGATCGGTGCGACCGTTCGCAACCAGCTCAAGAAGATCGGTAAGGACAACGGCTACACGATGTCGGTATATAGAACTAGGACGATCCTTCACGGCGGTCCTCAGGTTCGAGACCGCTCGTTCTACTTCTTCTGGCAAGGCGACAAGGTTCCGGTCTTCAACTACTTCAACCGTCCTCACGCTAAGATCGAGGACGTCATCCTCGGTGCCAAGGGCAACAGCCAGCGGGAAGTTATAAATCATAAGACACCGTCGCACGATCCTTACTACCGCTTCATCCTCGAGCACATTCACGGAGGCATCAGCCATCGCGAGTACGTCGAGCAGGCAGGAGCGGCCAAGGTTCGTGAGAACGACACGCAGTCCTACATCGAGAAGATGGGCTACAACTACGTGCAGGTAGGTGACTGGATGCGAGAGCACGGCTTTGAGAAGGAGATCGCCAAGTGCGAGTACCGTCATACCAAGCTAACCTCCGGTAAGAACATCATGCGCAGGATGACCATCATCCCTAAAGATCACATCGGGGCGTTCGTAGGTCACTACCCTTACATGCTGACCCATCCCGTCGAGGATCGCTATATAAACTACAGGGAGGCCATGACGATCATGGGCCTGCCCGACAACTTCGAGCTGCTCGACGCAAAGAAGAGCACCAACCACATCTGTCAGAACGTTCCCGTCCTCACGGCGAAGGACATGGCAGGTGAGATCAAGAAGTGGCTTGAGGGTGAGCTGGACGAGGTCGATGCCGACTACGTCCTGCAGAGCAACATATCAAAGAGCGTGGACGTTGAGTCAAGAAGTGGAGGAGATATTACATCATGGCTTTGAAGAATGAGATGACTATGAAAGGCACGACAAAGGAAGGTATTAGCTGGAACAGCACGACAAAGGAAGGTATTAGCTGGAACATCCCGGAAGGATGGGGCAGCGCGTCGATCACTATCGCATCTCCTGGCGTGAAAAAAATCAGCTATAAGTACAACGAAGGGGTGTACATTAAAGAGATTACGGATTATATTAACTCTACATACTCAGAACACTACTCAAGAAATAAGTTTCAGGCTACCGAGTTCATCATGGACTCAGGCCACGGCACGGGGTTCTGCATGGGCAACGTACTCAAGTACGCCCAGCGATACGGCCGCAAGGGATCGCGCGAGGACTGGCGCAAGGACCTATTGAAGGTCATTCACTACGCGATGATGCAACTCTACGTTCACGACATTGTCAATAAGGAGACTATCTAATGGAGATCAACGTTCCCGTCGAGGAGCTGCGAAAGTATAAGTTGTTTGTGGCAACTCCTATGTACGGCGGTGCATGTGCAGGCATGTTCGCTCGCTCTGTCGCCGACCTCTCGGCACTCTGCACGCACTACGGCATCGGCCTGCAGTTCTACTTCCTCTTCAACGAGTCGCTCATCACTCGAGCACGTAACTACTGCAGCGACGAGTTCATGCGCTCGGACGCAACCCACCTGATGTTCATCGACTCGGACATCGGCTTCAACCCTCACGATGTCATCGCACTGCTCGCAATGACGATTCAGGAAGGCAACCAGTTCGACGTCATCGGCGGTCCGTACCCTAAGAAGTGCATCTCGTGGGAGAAGGTCAAGGCTGCGGTCGACAAGGGTATCGCCGACAAGGATCCGAACATCCTCGAGCGCTTCGTTGGCGACTACGTGTTCAACCCTAAGGGTGGACAGGTTTCGATCCAGATCAACGAGCCTTGCGAGGTTCTCGAGATCGGCACGGGCTTCATGATGGTCAAGAAGGAGACCATGAAGAAGTTTGCCGACGCGTTCCCGCAGTACCTCTATCGTCCGGATCACGTTCGCACGGAGGCCTTCGACGGCTCGCGTGAGATCACGATGTACTTCCAGGCAGAGGTTGACCAGATCGACTTCAGGACGTACTACGAGTCGCAGATGAAGCGCATCTCCGACCTGAAGATCCAAGATCCGGCTCGCCTCCAGCAGGAGATCGACAAGGTACTGCAGACGGCTCAGGAGCTCAACGCTCACAAGTCGAAGCGCTACCTCTCTGAGGACTACTGGTTCTGTCAGAAGATCCAGGAACTCGGTATGAAGACGTGGTTCTGCCCGTGGATGGTCATGCAGCACGTTGGAACTTATATCTTTGGTGGATCACTCGCCGACCTCGCGTCGGTAGGCGTCTCCGCCACTGCAGACCCGTCGTCGCTCGGCGGCAAGAAGATGATGAAAGCCTAATTGAGAGGAATATATTATGCAGGCTATTAAACTCGAACAGAAGACGATCTCGGTGCTGAAGAGCTTCTCGACGATCAACCCTTCGATCCTGATCAAGCCGGGAAAGGAGCTGACCACGATCTCTCCTACTCGGACGATCATGGCGAAGGCAAGCATCGACCAGCAGTTCGAGAGCACGTTCGCGATCTACGACGTCTCTCGCTTCCTCAGCACACTGTCGTTGTTCGACAACCCGACACTCGAGATCAACGATAAGTTCGTCGTGATCTCGAGCGACACCAAGAAGATGCGCTATGGGTTTGCGGACCCTAGCGCCATCATCTCTCCGCCTGACAAGGAGATCAAGCTCCCGTCGGTCGACATCTCGTTCAAGCTTACCAACCTCGCGCTGTCGGACGTAATGAAGGCCCTCGCGGTTCTTCGACTCCCTGAGATCGCGGTTGTAGGCGACGGCGATGACATCAACCTCCAGGCGATCGACTCGACCGGCAAGGTATCCGATGTCTACTCGATCGTCGTGGGTAAGTCTGCCGAGAAGTTCAAGATGATCTTCAAGGCCGAGAACATCAAGGTTATCCCTGGTGACTATACTGTTGAGATCTCTAAGAAGGGTATCTCACACTTCGTGAACGACGTTGCTGAGTACTGGATTGCGGTTGAGTCCAACTCAAACTCCTAACTTGAACTTTATATTATGATTGGAACTACATTATGCAGAGTGATTTCCTCTGGGTCGAGAAGTATCGTCCCAAGAAGATTGTCGACACGATCCTACCGGCGGAGCTGAAGGATACCTTTCAGAAGTTCGTTGACCAAGGCAGCGTACCAAACCTTATCCTCGCCGGACCTCCCGGCGTGGGTAAGACCACCGTGGCAAAGGCCATGCTCGAGGAACTCGGGTGTGACTACGTAGTGATCAACGGATCGATGAATGGAAACATTGATACCCTTAGAAACGATATTCTTAACTTCGCTTCCTCAGTATCTCTGGTTGGTGGAAGAAAGTACGTCATCCTTGACGAGGCTGACTACCTCAACCCCAACTCTACCCAACCGGCTCTACGAAATTTCATGGAGGAGTTCAGCCGGAACTGCGGCTTTATTCTCACTTGTAACTTCAAAGGACGAATCATCGAGCCGCTCCAGTCGCGGTGCTCCGTCATCGACTTCAAAGTATCCCGATCAGATATATCTAAACTTGCTTCGCAGTTCTTCAAGCGAGTCACCAACATACTTGGTGATGAGGGAGTATCTTACGACCAAGCCGTGGTGGCCGAGGTCATTAAGAAACATTTTCCCGACTGGCGTCGAGTACTCAACGAGCTCCAGCGGTACTCAGCTTCTGGTAAGATCGACACGGGTATCCTCACGAAGCTCGAGGAGGTCTCCCTCCGCGAACTCATCAAGCTGATGAAGGACAAGGACTTCACGTCGATCCGCAAGTGGGTCGGCGAGAACTCCGACGTCGACCAAGGGGTGGTGTACCGCAGGCTGTACGACACCGCAGCCGAGTTCCTCAAGCCGAACTACGTTCCCGCACTCGTCCTCCTCATCGGAAAGTACCAGTACCAGGCAGCCTTCGCGGCGGATCACGAGATCAACCTCGCGGCGTGTCTGGTCGAGATGATGATGGAGCTCGATTTCAAGTGAACCCATTTGAAGTAATCGGAGCCATCACCCAGACCAAGGAGGACCTCCTCACC